GCCTTCACTGCAATTCGTTGCGACCCGTCTGCTGGAGACTGAACTCCGCGTGGCGACCGCCGACAACGACATCAACGCGCTGAAGAACAACGGCTCGATCCCCGAGGGTTACACGATCAACCACTGGCTGACGGACACCAATGCTTGGTTCCTCACCACGGACGTGCCCAACGGTCTGAAGCACTTCATCCGTACCCCGATGTCTACGTCCATGGACGGCGATTTCGATACGGGTAATGCCCGCTACAAGGCCCGTGAGCGTTATTCGTTCGGTGTCTCGGATCCGCTGGGTATCTTCGGTTCGCCCGGAGCCTAAGTGGTTCTACGGAAAGGGGGCTTCGGCCCCCTTTTCTTTTTCTCGCGGTGGGTGTATAAACTCGTTAGTCCCAAGATTTTCAACCTGCTTGCTGACCGACTTGGCGGACTGACCTCACAGACAGCAAGCGCAATTTGAGGAATATGCGATGGCTCGCACTACCTTCTCCGGCCCGGTTGCGTCTGACAACGGCTTCATTGGCGCTCTCACGGGTAACGTCACGGGTAACGTCACGGGTAACGTGACCGGTAACGTCACGGGTACCACCACCGGCATGCCCGTTCTCACGGCCTACACCACGACCACGCTGCCCACCGTTGTGGTTGGTGGTTTGATCTATGTCTCCAACGCCAACACCAACGCAGGTACCGTGTGCTTCGGCAAGGGTTCCAGTTGGATTGACATCAAGACCGGTCTGGCTGTTGTTGCCTAATAGGCCCGAAAGGAGCGCATCACCATGATGCAAACCGACGTTAAAGGCGCAACCTGCCCCGCCAGTACTGCGACTACGATCTACAACGGTCGTACTCGTGTGAAGAGTTTGGCGGTCAGCGCAGTTACAGCCGGTGCTACTGTGGCGGTGGCGGACGGGTCTACGACTCTGTTCACTTACACGGCTACGGCAGCAGGCCCCATCAACATCCTCATCCCTGGTGAGGGTGTGCTGTGCCAAACAAGCGCAATCGTCACTTGCGCTGCCGGTGTAAGTGCGGTGGCGTTTTATGGCTAAGACCCCGGCATGGCAGCGTTCGGAAGGAAAGAACCCCAAGGGCGGCTTGAACGCCAAGGGGCGAGCCTCCTACAACGCCGCGAATCCAGGGAAGCCGGGACTGAAACCTCCTCAGCCGGAAGGCGGCTCACGCCGCGACTCTTTTTGCGCCCGTATGAAAGGGATGAAAAAGAAGTTGACGAGCGAAAAAACCGCAAACGATCCGAATTCGAGGATTAACAAGAGTCTGCGGGCATGGAACTGCTGATATGGAACGTAATCCTCTCCTTCCTGTCGGCGATCATCCTCTGGGTGATCAAGACACATGCGGAAGAGGTGCAGCGTATTCAGATTCTCCTCAACCGCACGCGGGAGGAGATTGCCAAGGAGTACGTCACGAAGTCGGACGTGCACGACGACATGAACCGGGTGATCGCTCGGTTGGATCGTCTTGAGGGTAAGTTGGATGCTTACATGAAGGAGCAACGCAGTGCCCTCAGTTAGCGGTAAGCAGCATAGGTTCATGGCGGCGGTGGCTAATAACCCCAAGTTCGCCAAGAAAGCGGGTGTCCCTCAGTCTGTGGGGGAAGAGTTCATCAAGGCCGACAAGGGCCGCAAATTTGCCGGAGGTGGCGAAATGGAATCCAAGAAGATGGTTAAAAAGGAACTCTCCTTCATGAAGAAGAAGGGTGCCCCCAAGTCCATGATCAAGCACGAAATGAAGGAAGCCGGGATGAAGAAGATGGCTTCTGGGGGTCTGTCCGCAGGCCACAAGGCCGCTGACGGCATCGCCAAGAAGGGCAAGACCCGTGGCATTGAAGTCAAGATGGCCAAGGGTGGCAAGGCTATGGGCGGGAAGTGCTGATCATGGCTGAAGCAGGAGCAGGACGGGGGTTGACTGTTCCCCCCACCGCCGCTGAGATGAAGCGGATGCAACAGCGTGCAGATCGTAACGTCTTCACTGAAGAGAAGATTGGTAAGGTCAAGACGCCCAAGGGTGAGCAATTGCCCCGCGACTTGATGCCCGGTGATCTTCCTTCTCCAAAGAAGATGGCGGCTGGTGGCTATACCAAGGCCGCTGACGGATGCTGCAAAAAGGGCAAGACCCGTGGAAAGATGGTGTAACCATGGCAACTAAAAAACTCAGTGAGTTTGGACGTGCATTTGCTGATGCTCGCAAGAGCGGTGCAAAAGAGTTCACCTTCAAAGGCAAGCGGTATCACACCCGCACGGCTGACGAAGAGAAGCAGCCCGAAGCCCAGTTCATCGGTGACAAGAAACCCGTGCTTGGTGAGCAGGGTCCGCGCCGCCCCGAGTACAAGATCACGGATGTTGATCGTCCGGGTACCCGCGTCAAGTACGAGAACGAGGATGCAGACATGCCCACGTTCCGTAAGGGTGGGTACGTCAAAGCCGCTGATGGTTGCGCCAAGAAGGGCAAGACTCGCGGGATGATGGTGTAACCATGCGTGCCTCCCGTGGAATGGGTTGTATCAACCCGGCCAAGATGCCCAAGGGTACTGTGAAGCAGCGCCGTGACAACACGGACTTCACGGAGTACGCCGAGGGTGGGCAGGCCAAGTCCAAGGTAAACGCGGCAGGCAACTACACCAAGCCCGGGATGCGCAAGTCGCTCTTTGAGTCAATCAAGGGGCAGGCTACGCAGGGCACTGCGGCAGGGCAGTGGTCGGCCCGCAAGGCTCAACTTCTGGCTAAAAAGTACAAGGAAAAGGGTGGCGGTTATCGTGACTAAGAAGCCGCAGCAATCCTTGAAGGACTGGACCGCTCAGAAATGGAGAACCAAAAGTGGTAAACGATCTTCTGACACGGGTGAAAGGTATCTTCCAGAGGCTGCGATCAAAAGTCTTTCCCCCCAAGAGTACGCCGCCTCAACCCGAGCAAAGCGAGCAGGCAAGGCCTCCGGCAAGCAGTTCGTAGCGCAACCCAAGGCCATCGCCAAGAAAACTGCAAGGTTCCGCTAAATGGCAACTTCAGGCACCGCTGTATTCAACCTCGATCTCTCTGAGGTCGTGGAAGAAGCCTTTGAGCGTTGTGGCTCAGAACTTCGCACGGGCTACGATCTTCGGACTGCCCGTCGCAGTCTGAACCTGCTCTTTGCCGACTGGGCAAACCGTGGCATCAACATGTGGACGATGGAGCAGGGGACGATCACCCTGACCTACAACCAGATGACGTATGCGCTGCCCAACGACACGGTGGACCTGCTTGAGCATCAGATTCGGACGCAGGCCAACAGCAGCAGTAATCAGGCCGACCTGAACATCACGCGGATCAGTATCTCTACGTACGCCACGATCCCGAACAAGTTGACCACCTCGCGCCCGATCCAGATTCTGGTACAGCGCAACAACGGGATGGACAGCCCTATCGGGGCAACTCTGCCGTCTACGATCACGGCAGCAGCCACCACCATCACCTTGTCTTCTACTGCCGGTCTGCCCGCTCAAGGGTTCATCAAGATCGACAATGAAGTTATCGTGTATGGCTACATCACGGGCAACACGCTGTACAACTGCTTCCGTGGTCAACAAGGCACGACGGCGGCAATCCATACCTCGGGCACCACGGTGTACTGGGCGCAGGTTCCCTGTGTGACGGTATGGCCGGTGCCGGACAACTCGACCACCTACACCCTGGTGTACTGGAGACTGCGCCGGACGCAGGATGCCGGTCAGGGCGTGGATGTGGCTGATGTCCCGTTCCGGTTCATCCCCTGCATGGTGGCGGGGTTGTCGTACTACATGGGCATGAAGATTCCTGAAGCCTATGAGCGCCTGCAAGTGCTGAAGGCCCAGTACGAAGAAGCGTGGCAACTGGCCGCAGATGAGGATCGGGAGAAGGCTGCAATCCGGTTTGTGCCGCGTCAGCAGTTCATTGGCGGAGCGACTACCTAAATGGGAAATCGCTTTGCATCAGGCAAGAAGTCCATTGCGATGTGTGATCGCTGTGGACAGCAGTTCAAACTGAAGCGCCTGAAGGAAGAAGTTATCAAGACCAAGCGGTTCAATCTGCTTGTCTGTGATGAATGTTGGGATCCAGACCATCCGCAGTTGCAACTGGGTATGTACCCCGTTGATGACCCCCAGGCGGTTCGGAATCCCCGTAGAGACTCGACGTACCGGACTGCCGGAACGAACAGTCTGGAGATCAACATTGCAAACCCGGAGCAGGGATTCCCAACCGGTGGCTCCCGGGATATTCAATGGGGGTGGAACCCTGTTGGTGGGGCAAGAGCAAATGATGCGGGACTGACGCCAAACTACTTGGTGGCAACCACGTCTGTTGGTACAGTAACCATCCAAACGACGTAAGGAGTCGAAATGGACGCGAAGAAAGCATTGAAGGCACACATGGCTAAGGGCCCTGGTGAGGCACATCCCGATTCCAACGTCAAGAAGTTGGCAAAGGGTGGCAAGACCAATCAGCAGATGCGCGAACTTGGTCGCGGTCTGGCAAAGGTTGCCAACCAGAAGAAGTCTTCGTTCACCTACAAGAAGGGTGGCTGAAATGGCTAAGTTCAGCAAAAAGATGGGCGGCAAGGAAGTCGGAGATGCCTCCGTCTATGCCGAGCCCCACACGATGAAGGGCGGCAAGGTTGCCCTGGGTAACGGCACTCAGGCGGAGCCGACTGCGGCCAACCGGGTGAACATGTCTGTGGGCAACATCACCCGCGACGGTTACAACCCCGCCCCCAAGACCTCGGGTATTAAAACCCGTGGTAATGGTTGTGCCACCAAGGGAACGATGGCTCGCGGCCCAATGGCTTGAGGTTCTTATGAACTACACGGAGTTGAAGACTGCTGTTGAGGATTACACCGAGAACTCGTTCTCGGCGACTGACTTCGCCAACATGACAGAGTTGGCCGAGCAGAAAATCTACAACACGGTTCAACTTCCTGCGCTTCGTAAGAACGTTACCGGGTTTCTTACGGCCAACAACAAGTATCTCCAGTGCCCCTCAGATTTCCTGTCCGTCTTCTCGATGGCGGTAATCCTGGCAAATGGTTCGTATGAGTATCTGCTTGATAAGGATGTGAACTTCATCCGTCAGGCATACCCAACGCCCACGAGCACCGGCACTCCTCGGTACTACGCCATCTTTGGGCCTCGATCTGACAATCCAAATGAGTTGACGTTCATTGTTGGTCCGACCCCGAACGCTGGTTTGGAGGTAGAACTTCACTACTTTTACTACCCGGTCTCGATGGCAGACACGGTGCTCAACCCCACGGGAACCTCTTGGCTTGGTGACAACTTTGACTCTGTGCTATTTAACGGCGTGATGGTCGAAGCCGCTCGGTTCATGAAAGAAGAGCCGGACGTGGTTGCCATGTACGAGCAACAGTTTGCTCAATCCCTGCTCCTGTTGAAGCAACTGGGTGATGGTAAGAACCGTCAGGATGCCTACAGGAACGGGCAAGTTAGGGTGAAGGTCGGCTGATGACAATCGTTCAAACGCAGACCACCTCCTTCAAGAAGGAGTTGTACCAGGGCATCCACGATCTCACGACGGATGTTCTGAAGATTGCTTTGTACAACGGCAACGCAGACCTGAACGAAGATACCACCGTTTACACCACGACGGCAGAGATCACTGGGACTGGGTATGTGTTGGGGGGCAAGACGCTGACCGGCACGACCATCAACAGTTCTGGGTACACAGCCTTCGTGGACTTTGACAATGTGGAGTGGAACCCCGGCGTGTTTACAGCGCGGTGTGCCCTGATCTACAACTCCAGTAAAGCCAACCGTTCCATCGCCGTGTTGGACTTCGGGTCAGACAAGACTTCGACGGCCACATTCACCATCGTCATGCCGGTCAACGACGCCAACAGTGCCTTGATCCGGTCTTCCAACTAAGGAGTCATTATGACCATTGACAAAATTACTGCGGTTGACAAAGTTGAGGCCGCATGCTCGTACAACACCCAGCCCGCTGATGAGATGGGCATCCACGGCACATACCATGCTGTGTGCCGCGATAAGGATGGCAACATCAAGTGGGAAGACGACATCAAGAACCTCGTGACGACGGTGGGCAAGAACCTGACGCTGGACACGATTCTTGGTAACTCTGCTGCGGGCGCAGTTGTTATGGGCCTCAAGGGCACTGGCACTCCGTCAGCGGGCGACACCCAGGCTTCGCACGGTACGTGGAACGAAGTTGGTCTGGCTAACGCCCCGACCTATTCGGGCAACCGCAAGACGCCTTCGTTCAGCGCAGCATCGAGCGGCAGCAAGACCACTTCGTCTGCTGTGACGTTCAACATCACATCGTCTGGTACGGTCGCCGGTTGCTTCATCAACATTGGTGGTAGCGCCACGATTGACAACACCACGGGAACGCTGTTCTCCGCAGGTGACTTCTCCAGTTCTAAGTCTGTGGTGAGCGGCGATACCATCGCTGTGACCTACACCGCTACTTTGACCTGACATGGCCTTTGGGTGGGGTGACGGCGCTTGGAGCGAGAAAGGCTGGGGCGGTGTTACCGCCTTCAGTGACTCCGTCTCTGAGTCTGCCACCCTTTCTGAAACACAGTCTGTTGATGC